GACGTACCTGAAGTGCCATCTTGACCTGAACTACCAGATGTACCTGAAGTACCTGAACTACCAGACGTACCTGAAGTACCAGAGCTACCTGACGTACCCGATGTACCTGAAGTGCCATCGTCACCAGAATTACCAGAGGTACCTGAAGTTCCTGAGTTTCCTTGGTTTCCTTGGTTACCTTGGTTTCCTTGAACACCTTGATTACCAGACGTACCTGAAGTGCCATCTTGACCTGAACTACCAGATGTACCTGAAGTACCTGAACTACCAGACGTACCTGAAGTACCAGAGCTACCTGACGTACCCGATGTACCTGAACTGCCAGACGTACCCGAAGTTCCAGAGCTGCCTGACGTACCTGATGTACCTGAACTACCAGACGTACCTGAAGTACCTGAACTACCAGATGTACCTGAAGTTCCAGAGCTACCAGAACTACCAGATGAGCCTGATGAACCTGCGTTTCCTTGGTTGCCTTGGTTACCTTGGTTACCTTGAACACCTTGATTACCAGACGTACCTGAAGTGCCATCTTGACCTGAACTACCTGATGTACCTGAAGTACCTGAACTACCAGAAGTACCTGAAGTACCAGAGCTACCTGACGTACCCGATGTACCTGAACTACCAGACGTACCCGAAGTTCCAGAGCTGCCTGACGTACCCGATGTACCTGAACTACCAGACGTACCCGAAGTTCCAGAGCTGCCTGACGTACCTGATGTACCTGAACTACCAGAAGTACCTGAAGTACCAGAGCTACCTGACGTACCCGATGTACCTGAACTACCAGACGTACCCGAAGTTCCAGAGCTGCCTGACGTACCTGATGTACCTGAACTACCAGACGTACCTGAAGTGCCATCGTCACCAGAGCTACCAGATGTACCTGATGTGCCTGAATTACCTGAGGTTCCTGCTGCTCCCGGAGCTCCGTTCTGTGTCAAAGTCCAACTACTGTAAGAGCCTGTACCTGTATTAGCTATCCATTTAATTCTTATAGTCGTGCCACTATAGGAATTTACTGTCCCTGTAAATTTATTGCTATTATTATGAGAAACAAGTATATCCTGCCCCGCTGTCCAACTAAGACCTGAATCTATGTCTGTAAATTCTATGTCATAAGCCCCACCGGTAGAAGTAGGTATACTCTTTGATTGAGAAGAAGTTGTTGAGTATTTATCTCCTGTTAAGCCACTAGATCCAGAGGTGCCTGAAGTTCCAGCAGCACCAGAGCTGCCTGACGTACCTGAAGTACCTGAACTGCCAGACGTACCCGAAGTTCCAGAACTGCCTGACGTACCTGAAGTACCTGAACTACCCGATGTACCCGAAGTTCCAGAGCTGCCTGACGTACCTGAAGTTCCAGAGCTGCCTGACGTACCTGACGTACCTGTACTACCCGATGTACCCGAAGTTCCAGAACTACCCGATGTGCCTGAAGTACCAGAACTGCCTGACGTACCTGAAGTACCTGAACTACCAGACGTACCCGAAGTTCCAGAACTGCCTGACGTGCCTGATGTACCTGAACTACCCGATGTACCCGAAGTTCCAGAGCTACCAGACGTACCCGAAGTTCCAGAACTGCCTGACGTACCTGATGTACCTGAACTGCCAGATGTACCAGAAGTTCCAGAGCTACCAGATGAACCTGAAGTTGAACCTCCCCCTCCTCCAGCACTTATTTGCTGCCAAGCTGAGTTTTCTTTTATGTAGACATTATATGGGGAATCAGTAGAATAATAATTTGCTCCGTCAGACACAGTATGAAGGACTCCGTCCTTCTCATTGTCTAGACCGACTATCTTGTCTCCAACGTACCTTTTAACCGCCATATACTATGTAAATTACACATTATTAACCATAATCTTCGTAAGATTTTTCTTCTAATAAATTAGATCCAGTGTGTATGTTAATTTCTTTCTTTATTTCAGCCCTCTTATCGTTGATTTGATAGACTTGTCGAGCTAATTTAATAAAACTAGCATCAAATTCTTGCTTCTTTTCTTTTAATCTTATATCGTCTTCTATCTCCCATAGGGTTTCATTTATCTCTTTTAATTGATCATAAAAGCCATATCTTCTAAAAACATGCTCATGCCATGGCGGCTCACCAATGGTCTGTTTTAAAATATTGTGTTCTTTTCTTATATTAGCTAACTTAGTCTCATCTTCTATATTGTCTAATTTTATTTCTAATATAGATAGCTTATCTAATACTTCTCCGTCTGATACTTCTACTTTCATATTAATTTATCTATTTGTTCTTTGACCATTTCAAAAGTTATTTGCTTTGAACATTCAAACTCTCTTTCTGTGCCTTCATGGTCTGGACACCAATCCCAATTATTAGGATCAAACTTTTCTCTATTCCAACAGGAATTACAAGTATTCTTATTAATTACCCTATAAGGTGTATAAAACTCAGTGGCCTCGTTACTGAATCCGCTTATCAAAACAACATCCTTCCCAACACCCCACGCTAACCAAGAAAGCCCTGAACCTAAACCTATGAAAAATTCACAGTTATACAAGTCTGTTATTCTTTCTTGCAAATCGAAGTCTCCTGTTTTATTAATAGCTCCTGATGGTATATAATTATACCTTTCTCTACCTCCATAGCTTTCATGCCTATCAATACAAACAACTTTATAACCTTTAGAATTTAAGTATTCAATAACTTGATCCCATCCTGTTGGGTTGTTCCAATATTTACATTGAGCCGTTGATTGCACAGAGATACAAACATATTTATCTTCTATAACTCTCTCTTTATTTAATATATCTATTTTAGGCCTAAGCTCTTTATGTTCTAAATTTAAATAGTAAGACCCAGCTCTTTGCTCTTCTTGATTCTTAACCCAATCTGGAGTATCATCGAACCAGCCTACTTTAAGCCTTTTATCAAAGCTCATGACTTCCACGTCTTCCAACCTGTCTACAAAATTTACTTCAGGATAGCTATCTCTATAAAGATCATTTTTATAAGTAAATGCATAAACATCACAGTCATTCTCTTTTCTGTATTCTTCAATATAAGGAACCCAAGCCACGTTATCTCCAAGCGACGAGCTACATATTTCTATAAATACTTTGTCTTTTATTTTATTTATATTAAAATTAAAAATAATATTCCTACAAAAAGAATTCCAAGAAAAAGGCATTAAAGATATTTCGTTTATGTATTTTATCTTATCGCCTTCTTCTTCCTCATTCTCAAGTAAGCAGTAAGCGTTTATTTGAAAACGCCCTTTGATATTGTTAAGTTTACTGAAAACCTCACATAATTCTAATTTAGAAAAACTATTACAATCGAAAAAGAAATAGTCTATATCTTCTTCGAATTTATTAATATAAAAGTCATGATCAAAATACAAATCTCTAATCTTACTTTCTTCAGACTTTGATACATCTCTATTAGTAATTAAACATAGCTTCTTTCTATCTATTTCAAATTGTATATCGGACTTAGCTAAAGCGCATAACTCATCAAAGAAATTATAGTAAGTTGGTAATATTTTATTATGTCTATATCCTTTTGTAGATTTTATTGAGTTATATAAATTTTGCTTACCCACCTTTTCCTGTTCATCGTTGACATTAGAGGGGGTAGCGTGAGACTCCTCATGGTTAAGAACTTTATACATAGGCCTAGGGAACAGTATATAGTCTCCATATTTTTGCAGTTGAGCCATTCTTATAGAGTCTTCTGAAACTGTTTCGACTGGACTATTGACTTCTATATTGACGTCGCCTTTATTTTTATGACCCCTTAGGGCTCCGAAAAATCTAAAAGACCTTAGATTAGACCAATCAAAAGCATCCGACTTAAGGTCCTTTTCGTGTTTATCAAGATAATCGTGCCAATTACCTTTAGGAAAAGAATAGTCCGGATTAGTTATATTCTTTCTCAAGCTTAAGTCTCCATCGTACTGATGAAACCAAGTAGAAAAACTGAAAGCGCTAGGATTCTTTTTAAGCATATGAGCTAGAAATTCTAAAGCTTTAGGATATATACCATCGTCAGCATCAACTAAAGCTAGATAATCGCAATCATCCGTTATGAAACGCTGCGCATTCCAAAACATTTCTTTCTTACTCTTTTGCTCGCAATAAACTACTCTACTATCTCTAGAAGCTAAATCAAGAAGCGCGCTTTTAACTGTATCATCTTTACTGAAATCATCTGTAACGAACCACTTCCAATTAGAATAAGTCTGATTGGATATTTCATCGTATAGTCCCGGTATGAATCTAGCATTATTGTAAAAACTTGTATACAGACCTATCCTCAAATCTTTTTTCTCAGGCTTTTTAATTCTATCTAGAATATATTTTTTGCTATCGACATCGTCTATAAAAGTTACATTTTTATTATTCTCGTATTTCTTATATAGGTCACATGCTTCTATCCTATTCATCAAAACAGGCATACCCCAAGACAAAGCTTCTTTAACGCTTAAAGGATTTAGTTCTCTAAGGGATGGGAAAAAGAATATATCCATACATGAATAGAAAGTCTCAACATCACTCCTTTCGCCCCACACCTTGCAATTAGATAAGTTTACATCCTCAATACCACAATTAGAAAGATAGCAGTCATTACCTATAAAATGAAATTCAACATTTTCATCTAAGACTTGTTTTGCTATGTCGTAAATGAATTTTTGATTTTTGTTTTCATGAAAAAGGCCTACGTTGAGTACGTGCGTCTTATCAGGATCTAGGCCAAGGCTAGTTAATGTTTTAACTCTATCAGGCCTATTCTTTTTAGGTATTGTATAATCCCAGATATAGCAATTTGCTTCAGGAAAAATATCTTTAATTTTCCTAGGATGATAATCTGAAACACATATGTATCCATCTGGATGATGGACCTTATTGACAAAATCAAATGCATTATCATGGCAAGTTTCGAATATTTGATAAGATCTATCTGGACTATAAATTTTTTCTAATAACTCTTTAGGAAAACCATTATATTCAAAATTTTCAGGTATTTCATTAAAGTGTATTATATGAGGTTTAAATTCCTGTATTATTTCCCAGAGCCTATTCCTTTCTTCTTCCCAGTTATCAGAAAAACATGGACCTATACACTCATAACTTTTCTTTCCTACAAGATTTATTATCTTATCTTTTTGTATATTAAACGTGCCATAATTATTAAACTCCGCTACAAAAACTTCATTTTCTAATATTGATACTTTTATTAGTTCTAATAACCACTGAGGAGAGCCACCAGTAGAAAGATGCATAGGCACAAATAATACTCTTCTCTTCATTTTAAAATTTTTAATGTTTCATCAAAAACATCTTTCCAAGTAGGTTGGCAATCATAGTTAGGTCTACCCTCTAGGCAGAACGGGAGTGGAGGGACACTATTTATAGTGCTATGTTCAACTACAGAGTATTTAGGGTCAGAGGCGCAAAATGATTTACATGTACCACCAACAAAAGTCATCTTATAAGACTGAGAGCCGTTTCTATAAGGCGCTCTCCATAAAGGGTGAACAGAAGCCCCCATATAAATAATATGTGTATCAGTACATCCCGCTAAGTGAAGCTGGCCTGTATCCATTGTTATACATGCTTCTGAGTTCTTTGTTATATAGTAGTCTTGGTCTAATGAGGTCCTGTTTAGAAAACTCAAGCCATCAAATTCTAAATCTTCAAAATTATAACAAGTCTTATCATGGTTATACTGTCCCGGCTCAGGTTTTTGATCAAAACCTACTAAAGCAACTTTGAAACCGCTTGAGTTGAGAGCATTAATTAAATTCACATAACTTTCTCTAGGCCAAGTTCTACTAGGCCAGTTTTGACCAATATGCATAACTACATAATTACTATTACTTAGAAAAGATTGATCTTCTTTACTAAATTCAATTGGTCCGGGATAATAGTCGCAATGCAACTCTTCTGGCCTTAGGTCAAATCCTATTTCAGTACAGTGTATTTTTCTTATGTCGTAAGCTGCGTACTTCTTTTCTATTCCAGACTTATCTTCTTTTCCTATAGAATTAAAAGTATCAAATACTTCATAATTATCGTAGTGCTCATTGTTAAAATCATTTAAATGTATAGTAAAAAGAACATTAGGATTATGATCAAAAAGAAAAGGCTTGGAAGTGCATACTATTATCTTTTTAGCGTAACACTCTGCTAGCTTTCTTATGGTTGGAGTAGCAGCTAAAGTATCTCCGAAAGAAAAAGAGTTTATCTTAATAACTACATCTTTGGCAAGCTGCTGACCTCTTTGTTTATGAGTGTCAAATAGAGGCACAGTCTCTTCTAGGAAAGGAACTTCATTCATTTATTAGTTTTAAACAATAAATAATAACTTTTCAAAAATTAGTAGCCACCGCCGTATCTATGTTTTACGGCCTTGCAGTTAGAAACAACCTCTCCGCTCTCTAACGCCCTATTGTAAGCTGAAACCATACCTATATCTACATTTATCCCAGAACTTGGGTTTCCCCCGATATAAAACTGCTGATAGGTGCCATCTCCTGTTGATTTATGAAGCTCCTGAGAAGCAGGGAAACTGCCTGTATCCTTTGGTACCCCATCTAAATAACTAACCATAACGCCATCTGAAGAGTTATAAGTCATAGCCGCATGATAAAATGTATGTGGTTGAACTGAGGGAGAAGATACATCTGAAAGAGTATGTGAGATTCCTGTAAAAGGGCTATTAGTATGAGTTCCTGCTCCTGCTGCGTTATCCTCTTTGTTGGACGAAAGCACAGACTTTAAGCCGCTTATCTCCCCTCCATTTCCAGTTTGAGCGACGAACCCATAAGAGTATCCACTTTTGTTATGATCAGTATTGCCAAATATCACAGCTCCATCATCAGGAGCAGTGAGCTGCGATCCTGTTTTTAATTGAAAGAAGGTCTCTACAGTAAAACTAGAGTTTTTGTTTTTGAATAAACCCAAGTCCCTTACTCCCGTAAAATTTTCTCCGGTTATTGCGGCGTGAGTATTTAATGTGCCAGCTCTGAATTCATAGAAGCCACTCGTCTCGTTATACAGGCCACTGCTATCTAATTTAACATCTAAACCGCTAGCTGTCAAATCCTTCCAATTTTCAGTATTATGATCGTGACTTCTAGAGGAATATCCGTCTACTCTAAATATCAAACCATCCGTGTTAACTCTATATTTTCCGTAATTTACTTTACTTGACATGTTAATATCCTCCTCCGTAACCACCTGTAGAAGTCCCCGAAGAAGCAGAGAAACTATAGTCTGCTGAACTACTACCAACATTAAAACTACTTAAAGACTGAATATAGTTATTTAAAACATCACCAGAGCTCAAAGATCTATTGTAAACTGAAACTTGATATATCTTGCCTTCTGCTCCTGTCTTCTCAATTAGACTTTCCCCAGTCACAAGCGTTGGAGCTCTTCTTGGATAGTCTCCTATTGATAATTTCAAATCAGAGCCATCGTAAAAACTAGTATTAAGAGCGTCATATTTATCAAAGTCAGGTTTAGGTTTAGGCCTACCTGTCCCTGTTAAAACAGTACCGTCGTCTTCATAAGTTATATTTGTTGAAGTAGCATTGTCAAAATTAGGATTACCTACAAAACTTAACAAAGACTTATTAGACATTTCTGAGCCAACGTAGTTAACTGACTTATAAACAGAAAAAGCAAAAGCGTCTCTAACATTTGACCAAGTTATTCTAACTGCTTGATTCGTAGATTTTACATATATTGTTTTTAAAGCAGAAGCCATAGACTCTCCATCTGCATTATAAGAAGAAATTCTATAAGCTAAAATATTGCCTACTGCCAACTTACTACTATTAGAAGGGAATAAATTTAATCTAACATTAGCTGGAGGTAGTATCTCCGACATAGTAGAAGAAGGTTTAGCTTCTCCATTCACATAAAAAGTAACTTTATTATCAGAAGATTTTGTCATGTCTATAGAGACAACTATATGATATAAATTAGAATTTAGTATCTCGCTTCTGTCTGTATATGCACTAAAAACCACTCCAAGTTCATTGTATAGGGTACAATATATTTTACCTTTCTCTACGTATACGTGCTGCTTTCTAGACACGCTTTCCTTTGAGACAAACAAAGATGACCCTCTTGCCACATCAGAATAAAGCAAAGTCGATACGCCTTCATTAACCGACTTTAAGTTAACCCAAAATTCATAACTCTTTTTATTAGTACTTCCAGTATTAAAAGATGAAGCAAAGCCTGAAGCCGTAGACGTCAAGCCTAAATTAGAAAACTTTCCTTTGGAATATATAGGTAAAGATGAATCATCAAAATTATTAATAACACTTAAAGAATTTTTATTTCCACTTATATCTTTTAAGCTATTTGCTGATTTTCTCGAATCACTATTCCTTGTAAATTGTGTTCTTTTATTACCAGTTTCTAATTGAGGGTTTTTATATAGCATATAACCATATTGCCTCTGGCTGTCTGAAGTTGTGCCTTCGTTTGGCCAAAAGTACATCGTATGATTAAGTGTCCTTACTATACCAGAAGTTCCCGAGGTGCCTGCTGTACCAGCAGTGCCAGCAGTAGCCGTTACAAGGCTTTTTAAGGTAGGTACAAATACTACGCTCACAACCTGCCAAGTTCCAGTTTTAGAAAAATCATAATATCCATAATGTCTTCCGTTTTGATCTGTAGATGTCGCAGATATTACCGGGAAAAACCCCTCTGTTCTGCCGTGCGTCTTAGAGACAAATACTTCGCATGAAAAAATATATTCTTGACCTACACGGAGTTTTAAGCTAGGAAAATCTGAAGCAGCAAAAGAATGTAACCCGTGAAGCTTATTACTTACTCCTGAGCCACCATAGTATTCATCAGACCACCCGGAATACTTATATACCACATCGTTACTTGACATAGTCCCAGTAGCCAAAGACTTATACATGCCTTGCTTATCTGGATCTTTATCTTTATATATTCTATAAAAAGCATTAGGAGTACTTCCAACTCTAGCGGAAAAGTCAGAGTTGCTAGATGCAGTAGGAATTAAGTTAGTAGTAGGCTTGCCGGGATAACTTTTATAATACATTTCATTTGTATATAAAGTAAGCCCATCCACTTTCTTTCGCATATTTGAATTACTGGCCGACATTATGGTATAACCCCACTATACATAAAAGAACCTACTATTAAATTTTGCCTAACTGAATCTCCACTATGAGGATAACGTAAATAAGTTGTCATAACTTGATGAGCAGCCCCTCCTACTGTTGCTCCACTAACCATTGTGTACATATTAGAGCCACTCTGATAAGTTGCTACTTCGTCGTGATCAATAACCCTTTCCAGCTCCACACTCTGTTTAAAACGGGTAGTTTTATCAAAAGACACCGATCCAGAGACAAGTTCAGATTCGTTTCTTTTAGAAAGATAATCTTGATTTACATGATCTCTTAAATCTGTATTTAAATTAGTTATCTTGACATCAAGGACTCCGCTTGTCGAGTCAATCAAACCCGTAACAAAACCACTAACGCCTTGACCACTTACGCCTGTTATTAATGAAGATAAATTCTGACCAGAAGTAATTAGGTTGCCGCTAAGGCTATCTATGTCAGCTTCATTATCAACAGATCTTGAATTTGTAGTAGAAAAATTACCGCTTAATTCTAAATTCTTACCACTTAGATAAGTTATGTCACTTTTAAGATTACCACTTACTGAGGAAGTATATCCACTTAAATTAGTGCCAGACTCTACTAGTCTTGTATTTATGACACCACTTACAGAGTCTATATAACCAGATAAGTCGCCGCTTACGCTTTCGACATGACCGGCGTCTACAAAACCAGAGGGGTTACCTGAATAAGGATAAAATCCGGTAATGTTATTCGCACTACCGGATAAGCTCTCAGAATCTGGTCTTAGTAGGAATTCTTTTAAACCACCAAGATCTATCTGACCTGTACTAATAAGTTGAGCCATATAGACATAATTACACTATTTATCTTCCTTCCGCTAAGATAGACTTAGCTGTATCAGATGGCTCTACAGTTTTCTTATTAGATGGTTTAGGTTTCTTATAAGCAAGAGCATGCTTTTTAAACTCTCTAACTAGTCTGTTGGTGAGGAGCTCTCTATTGTCTACAGGGAGTATCCCCATCTTTACTGCATGTGCATGCAAGTCTGTCTTATTCAAACCTTTGATTTGTGAAATATACTTATCTTCTTCTAAGGTCCCGTATTTAGAAAAACCAGTATCTCCCCAAATTTGATCTAGAGTTGTCTTTGAATAAGTCTCCTTTTCTTCCATAGCATGAGTTTGAATCATTTCTTTAGAATTCTTAGAGACTTTCTTACTTTTAGCTGTTGATTTTCTTTTCGCTGCCATAACTTAATCCTTTAACCGTTATAATTAGTTATACACAAAATCCCTTAAAAAACGAAATAAAAAAGCCCCCGTTTCCGGGGGCTTCGTTATATATTTATGCTCTAAAATTAGACGGTAAGTCCAACGATAGCGCGTGAGTCGATGCAGACGCGACCTTCTTCCAAAGAACCGTAGAAACCGATTCTCTCGTTTCTCTGGGTGAATTGATCGTCTGGAGTAGTAGTGAAAGTATCACCTGTGTCTGACTCCTGAGCAATAGCGCGAACAAACGCACCCTTGCTATTATCAACACCAACAGCAAGTTCCATAGAACTGCCAGAGAAGGAAGTAGCTTGACCTGCAGAGGAGTGAGGACCAACGTTACCGCTGTCAAACTCGTCAAACAGAGTATTGTACTTCTGGCCGACTCCAAGCTCATTAAGCTCAACGATGTTAACACCGTAGATCTCTTGCATACCAGCAGAATTGAACACGTCAGTTCTGATGCTATCAGGAAGAGGAATAGAAGTCTGACCACTTGTAGCCTGAACAGTGTTCATTGGCTGATAAGCGAAAGCACGGATCTGTTCCTTAATCTCAGGGCTAACATACAAGTCTGTAATGCCGTTACTGTAAGCTGCATCAGTAGTACCAGCGGCCCAAGACTGATTGATTCTCTTATTAAGAGTCATCAACTTATTCAAGTCCTGCAACTGGAATCTATTCTGATTGTACGCTGGAATGACATGAGAGCCAGCCTTCAAGCTTGTAATGCCAACAGAGCTGGCGGTAACAGAGCTAGTGGTAGCATTAGCCAAAGCGTTCAAAGCCACAGCCCAAGCATTTCTTTCCTGCTTAAGTAGAACCTCTTGAGACATACGCTCAATTAGCTTGCTTACAACATCAAGTCTTGCTTGTCTGGCATACTTCTTCGTGATAGAAACAGCAGCATCCAAACGATAAGTAGCAATCTTCAACTCTTGAATCGCGGATACATCCTGCGAAGTTGGAAGACCACCAGCAACGTTTTGAGACCATACGCTTACGTAACCATCATTGGTTTCGTTGTAGTAAAGGTCAAGAGGATAGCTAGCTCCTTCATCTTGATTAAATGGAGCATCAGTATAGATTGCTCCAGCCGTAGCGGCCTGCTGCAGAACTCTCTGCACAACAGGGCCGAGGAAAGCTGCGAAAGCTTCAGAAGCTTCACGAGCTACGAGCGAGTTCTTAGAGCCCATCGCTTTGATGAGTTCGACTTGCTCTGGGGTGTTTTTCAATTTAAGTCTCATTATTATTAAATCTCCTTTCTAATTAAAATTATAGATCAATCTTCAACAGAATGAAACCGTCTTCGTCAACTGCCCCGAGAGCAGAACCAACCAGTGTTTGAGCTGCGCCACCAGTGCTTTCAGTAGAAGAAGAGCTAAGCTCTCCATCATAAAGCGCATCGGCGTAGATCTTAGTACCAGCCGTTACAGAATCGGCTCCACCACTAGTAAGATTTCCACTGTAAAGAACAATACCCTTGGTCAAAACAGGAACTGCCTGACCACTAACCACAGCCTGCATTTCAGCGGCTTTGCGAGGGTTGTAAATCAACTTCTCACCATTCTCATCGACTTCAGCGACGTCGAAAAGAGTAAGGCCAAGAGGTTGAGTACCCGAAGCGCAAGGCTCCACTGACGCAGCTGCGCCATAACGGAATGATACCGTGTTCGTGTAAGAGGCACCGGCGTTACCGATACCAGTCTTGTTTACAGGATCGTCAGTATTCTTCCAGCCATCTTTGACAGATACGAGCAATCCCTTGTTCAACTTGGCACCATCTGTAGCGAGGGCCGAGTGAGAAGCGATTACATCACCATCATCGTCTTTGAGGGCAAAAAGATTTACGACGTCCGTTTCGGCGTGTTGCCTAAAAGGCTTTAGCCGTTGAGTGTTTTTAACAAACGCTGCCATAATATTTTATTTTCCTTTTTATATTAGTAACTAATATCAAATTGATCAATCTCGAAAGCATTTTTGTACTTGTCGTAGGTAGATCCTTCAGAAGCCTGAGTAGAAGCTGGAACAACATCAGTATCTTGTTCGCCTCTATCAATAGCGTCTTCCACAACTTCCTCGGAAGCTTTACTTTCTTCTTCAACTTCAGCTTCTTTAGAAGCTTCGTCTTCCTTCTTAGCCAAGACTTCTCTTGACTTGTCTCTTAGCAGAACTTCAATGTTCTTAGCAAAGGCATCCCAGCCTTCTGCGTCCAATTCTTTGATCTGACCTGCAAGAACTTCACGATCCTCTGCTTCCAAGGCGAATCTTTCGTCTAAAGAGGCCATTCTCTGAGAGAACAACTCTTCGGATTCTTTTTCCGCTTTTTCGGCTTCAAGATCGGTAAGCTTTTCGCTGACAGACTCGAGTTCTGCTTTGACTTTATCATAATCCAAGTTAATGGACTCGATCTTCTCTTGAGCTTCTTTGAGATTTGCTTCCACCTTTTCCTTTTCGGCTGAAAATCTCTCGGAAGCTTCCTTGAGTTCCGATTCGATAAAATCAGAAACAGCCGAGGCAGAAAGCTCCTTCAAAGACTCATTCGTGATGTCTTTAATACTTTCTATTTTCATAATTTCAAACTCCTCGTTTTGGGTTATTACATTATTTTCTGTTATTTGTGAAGCATTAACTGGTTCAGTCTCTACTTCAGCAAAAGTGTCTTTTTCTTGCTCGACTTCTTTTTCTACTGTATCTTTAGTAGAAACACCTACAACGTCGGCAGCAGGGGTCTCAGTAAGACCTATACCAAGGGGAACAACATCGCCTACAACTTTTCTGTAAACAAACATTCCATCTCTAGTCTTACCCTCTCCCCCTAAAGCTTTTAAATCTTTTTCCATAGATGCAACTTCGTCTACATTATCAACGATTAGCCCATTCTCTATGTTCTTATCACTTCCTTCTAAAAGCACTAAATTATAATCTTTAAAACCTAATTCCCAACTAGCACTAATTTTCATATAGTCGTTACTACTTGGGTCAGCTGACTCTTCAATAAGATCTGCTACTCTTTGGTTGACTACCTTCCAGATCACACCACCTAAAGTAACATTAAATGGCCCTTTAATTTCTTGAACCTGTTCTTCTGTTAAGGGTTTGTCAGTACCAAATTCAGAAAATCCAGCAGTTAAAATAGTACCAATAACTCTATCTCTATTATGCTCAATATTAATTGGCTTGTTTTTGAAATCTTTATAAAAGGCCATGGCTGTATCAGTATCAACTACATCGCCATTCTTATTAACTCTATTAGCAACAAATGCATTAAAAGCTATTGGTAAAAGATCTACTTGTTTTTCATCAACCTCAGGGACGAACTGAGCTACCTCAATAGCAGAAGCTAAAGCTAAATACTTATCTTTTTCTTCAGATACTACAGGCCTTACATTTGAGCTGAAAATAGTTGTATATTTCATCAGATTATATAATAGTTCATTGTTACGTTACCGGCGCTACTGTAGACACCAGAACTAGTTGGTACTTGAATACCTTGGTTTAAATTTGTTCCACCAGCCGGAGCGTATGCAATAATAGTGTCTGCTCCTGCGGCCGAAGTACTTAGTGTTGTAGCCGCCGAGGCTAGTATATCTGTTATAACAATAGTATCACCGCTGCTTGCTGCGACTACCGCGCCAGCCCCTGTTTTATTGGCTGTCCTTGATACAGAAGGTACTCCTTGAGTTTGTTGAGAATTAGTTGATCTAGCCATTTTAAATTATCCTTATTTTTATATTACACTATTTATCCATTCTTTTGCTTCTGCTCTAGCTTGTTCATCACTTTGAAAGTATAAATCATCTACATCTCTAAAGTCGTAATTACTTAAGTTGTGTCTCTTCACTTCTCGCTCCGCTTCTTTTATTTCTTCCATAGAGGGCTCAAAGTGATCTCCGTCATCTACAACTCCAGCAGAACAAGTTTGTAAGAAAGTATTTACAGAGGCTAGTGCCTGTGTTGTCTGCAAAGATTCAGAAAAGTTCTTTATAAAAATTTCTTTTAATTTTTCAGAAGTAACTTCCTGTTCGGTGGTATAATTGTGTTCGTTTGCTTTGCTAGTTAAGAGTTCCATGACTTTACTTGAGAACTCCATTGCGGCGTTATCATCTCCGGATATCGGAGTAAGTCTTTTCCCATAGGAGTATTCTACATCAAGAGACATCATTTTACTATAAGATTGCATTAAGTTACCTAAGTGTTTATACACTTATTTTTAAAAAACTTATAAAAAAAATAAAAAAAACCCCCCAAATTTATTGGGGGGTCAATAGAGAAATATTAGCGATCAGACTTAGAACGGAACGCCATCAGAACCATCTGTTGCAATATCAGGTCTTGCAGCGGTGTCATTATCGCCTTGTTGGATAACTCCAGATTGATAATATTTGAAGTTCACTGTATAAGATCTGGTATAAGTATTAACAATACCGGTTCCATCAGTAACTGAAGTATTAGACAGACTTAAGTCTCCCCTACTCACTGTCATGCTGCTAATACCGCTACCTTGATCAACACCTGAAGTGTAAGCTCTAAAAGCTCCGTCAAGAACAGCGTTTACAAATTTTTGAGCTCCACCGTGGACTTCGTTTCCTGCGTTATCAAATAGATCACCAGAGGTCAAAGAGTAGTCCGATACGGTTGGGTCACCGACTATATTCAATGGGCCGTGAGTATATTCTGTCGCGCCAACTGACTCTAAAGTTTCACCATGTAAAGGAATTACAATACCTGTTACATCGGTTGCTTTAGCTACATCAGTTGCTGACTTAATTGCTGCGCCAGCACCCATGAATTTGATTTTACCTGCTCCTGCACCACTGGTGAGGAAGGTTAACTTGCTGCCTCCGTCGTCTGCGCCTCCAGCGGGCGAGTTGGCGGAAAGCATGAATACGTTTCTTACTGAGTCTCCTACTGCCATTTTAAATTTCTCCTATTATACAATCAATTACATTGAATTTTTCCATTATGGAAATTTTATTTTTAAACTGCTTTGTCTAAATCTCCTAGTTTCATTAGCTCTTTTAGCTTCTCTTCTGGAGTCGCTATACCACCAATAATTGTAAACACAGTAAGGTTATTTTTATCACCACTGTATATCCCTCTATGTACTACACTTCCAGACCTAAGAATTCTAGTTAATTGATCAAAAGCTTCATCAAGACTAGATTGTGGAATATTATCCAATACCTCTTTACCTCCTATAAGGATAGCTCCAGCTGAATTAGCTGTAGATACATCTATACCTCCTGACATACTACCGCTCTGAGCGATGCTTCTGACAGCTCTAGAAATACTTACAGGATCATCCCACTTAGGAACTGGTGTAGCCCCAAAGATAGTAATACCAGAATCTAGAACATTTTTGTAGTCACTAGAATCAAAAGAAGAATAAGAGCTATCTTTTGAAGCTGTCATGTTAAATAGATGAAATACTCCAGCCGTGCTCATATTAGCTGTTTGCCAAAAATTAGAAACAGACACATTAGAATACAACTTACTTGTCTTTTCGTTATCAATGATAACAAGAGGAGACACAACACCCTGATTAACTAACTCGCAAGCTTCTTTCAAAGTGTTATAAGCATTAGCGTTTACTTTCCTGCCCTCAGAATACTTAGGTAAGGCCAAAATAACCCCAACCTTTTTAGAGCCAGATTTAATTGTCTCTTGAAGCTCCTGAGCGGTCTTAACCAAAGGAACTAAGGTACCTGCACCAGATCCTCCTCCAGCCCCAGCACAAACAAAGATTCTATCTACATCTTCCCCAAAAGAACGACGCATAAAATCAAGAACATCATCTCTTCTTTCTTCAAAACATTTAGCTGCAACACTTCTATCTTTACCTGCTCCACCAGCACCAATACAAAGCTTGTTCTCTACGTTTATAGAGTTGAGATCTTGTTGAGCAGTATTGACGATACCGATTTTTCTGTATCCTAATTTATGAAAGCTTTCAGCAATTCTAGAGCCACCTTGCCCAGCACCGATAAAGGCAAATTTAAACGCTCCGTCTACTTCGTCCTTAACTTCTTTCTTTTCTTCTGGCTCTGGAGGTAAAGGAATATCCGGAACCATTACATCTATCTCTGCAGCACCAAAGTACTGATTTACGTCTTGAATATTTTCTTGATTTTCACTCATGTTTTAAACCTTACTTGCATATAATAAACTTGCTAAATACTCATCAACTTGATGCTCCATTGCTATACTTTGTATTTCTTTAACAACTTCTGCATTTGTATCTGTTGGGTTATTAATATATTCAGCAGCTTTATCTAACCATTTATCAGATGACTCATTGGCAATAACTATTTTACATAATTCAGAAGAAAGAGTTTTAATTTTATTTGTTACTCTTTTATTATCATATTTTAGTTTAAGCTTCTCTTGAATCTCTGCTTCTAACTTTTCAGCTAATGCTAAATTCTGTTTTATTTTGTCCACGCTAAATTTCTGAGAGCCAGAAGTATTTTCTCCAATAGGAGAAACCTTTTTGGTAGTCTGGGGAGATGTAGACCCGTCAGGCCTACCTGCTGGAGTCGGTGCTCCAGCTCCGCCACCCCCTAGAAGAGGAGAATAAAAACCTTGGTCTTTAAGCTCTCTAAATCTCTTTTGAGATTCTAAAGACTCTTCAGGTTCTGGAAGTCTACCTGAACTTATAGCTTGAAGACCTTCTTCAGCAGTAAGGATACCATATTGAATCAGCTGAGCTACAACTCTATTCCAAGTCGTCTTATCTTTAAGTTCGATCTCTTGGAAGTTAGCTTTAGGATAATTTTTAAAACCTAGAGATTTACAAATACGTTTAATCTCATGATTTAAAAACTGATTAATAAAGGCATCTCTTCCTTGCTTAAGTCTTTCAATAAATACCTGTATCTTAATGCTGGTATTAGCAAACTTATCTTCCCCAACTAAAATATTGTTGAGACCCATTTGAATGTCTTGATTTACAACACTGTATTTTTTAGGATCAAGTATACCTGCTATGTCCGGAAGAACAAATTTAGCTTCGGTGGTATAGTCAGAAACAAGAACCTTACCAACAGATTGATTCTCAAAAAGCTTCTGCATAGTCTCAATACTTCTTTGGTTAATGTTCAAACTACCATCCTTAAGTTCTGAGCCCATTGTTATCAACAAAATAGCTTGATTTGTAGTACGAGTCAAAGCCATGTCCATCTTCTTCATCTCTGACTTCCAGTTTATATCCTCTAGAACCGGATAGCCCATAGGCACAGCAAAGGGCTCGTAATCTTGTTTTTTATAAAATACTGGCGTTACTTTGTCGGGATTTAATTTCAAAGAAATAATTCCAACATTCTTTCCTTGCAGACTCTTCTTTGTTGCTGGATCAAGTGAATCATATACTTCTTTGTCCTCTTCTGTTTTTGGATTTCTAATTCTTTCTAGCTCATAGTCCGTCAATATTTTATAATACTGACCAGAAAAGAAAGATATATTTCCTCCCATTTGAATGTCAGCAGGATTTAAAATAATGTATCTAGAGGGCAGCTTGCTTTCTTCAGCAATTGAAGTTAGCTTGCTTCCGCCGTAAGTTTGGGTAATTCTTTTTAAGTCATCTGGTTGAATTTTAGTGTCAAATCTATGAATGAAACAATTTCCAGATCTATAATATTCTCTAAAAAATTTATCAAGAAAACTTTGCATATCAATCTTCTTAAATAAAGCATCTAAGAAGTCTCTTGATTTTTGACTGCCTCCTGTAAAGTAAAGATTAGTGGAGGAGAATTCTGTCATTAGGTCGATGACATTCCTAAAGACAGCAAAATTATAATAAGCTTTTTGACAAAGAATCACTACATCCCTAACATCAAGAGAGCTTTTATTATTTACTCCTTTTGTGTATTTATAAGGAACTAAGCCATTATCAATATTTTCAAACCTGTTGGTTCGTTCTATTTGACCTCCAACATTCCTCCTGCTCCTAGTGGATTGGTTATCAAGAGTAGTATAAGGCGAAGCCGCAAAGCTAGTCATCATTGGCTTAATCTCGTCTTCTTGTTTCTTTGTTTTCTTTGTCATTTTAAATTATCATTAAATGTCTGCCTTTACCAGCAGTATTGTTTCCGCTTACGAAAAGTGTGCCAATAGGCAAACCACCTGTATGTGGATGTTCAGGTAAGTTTGATAGTATAGCGTATCCACCAGATAAGCCGCTAACTGTTATTAGATCGTTAACTGTAAGATCTCCGCTTAAGTGGATATCAGAGCCACTAAAGTAAGATCTGTAATTACCGAAGCAAGCTTTTTCTCCGCTAATGTTAAAAGGATTTTTGCCATAAGGTCCAAAGTTTAACCTATCATCATCGTATATATCTACTAAAGGTAGTCCCGCTTTATCTGTTACAGAAAACACAGGTGCATCAGCACCATAACCGGGAGCTATAGTAACTAAAGAACCACTTGTGTCATCGAAGCTAACAGAGTTATTAGAGTTGACACGCATTGTGACTCCATTGGTTCCTAGCTCCATTAAGTCAGTTTTTAATCCTGCTCCAAAAGTTTTCTTTGCTGTAAACTTGGTTGAACTATCTGAATTTACATTAGATATTAAACTTGTCAGGCTAGTGCCAGTAGCTTCTAAGCTAGTCTTTATGTCCCCGCTAGACAAAGACACGTAACCTGTCATATCAGCATGTTGTGATACTTTAGACCAGCCTTCTTTATGTGTAGAATCTCCGGTTACAACGTAAAGACCTCTAGTGTCTCCAGAAGTGTAAGATAGAGCTCCTGTGGGAGCATCAGTTCTAAAATCTCCTGTTGTTGAATAAAAGAAAGAGCCAGACTTTAAAAACTCGCCACTGACCGTAGAAAAATTTCCAGAAACAGTTTCTATTTCTGTTTGAAGATAGCCACTCGTATCATGATTCAGTCCAGTCGCAAAGCCAGAGACATCTACAGCTTTATCGAAAAGCAAAGTTCCACTTGCGTCCAAAGCTCCAGAAACATTAGATATTAATCCAGATGTTCTAGACATTATATCTCCACTGTATCCAGTTAGAGATTCTGGCCCATCAGCCAAAGGTACATATCCAGACGGGTTCGCTATGGTATAAAATCCAGATGAAACGGTAGCAGAACCCGAGAGTTTCTTGAGGAACAGGTCTCGAAAACCTGCCTCGTCTATTTGTCCAGTTGCTATCTTACTAGGCATAAAAGCTTATTCGACTTTACTTACACTTAAAAAAGCATTATAGGCTCGAAAGTTTCTTTATTAGTGTTGATTTCGGCCTTAGTTATGTCGTTATAGAGCTTAAGCCCCCAATTCGCCAACATTAATGAAGAATAATTATCTTTTCTTGCTTTGTTAGCTGAAGTGGATCTTTTGAGGTGTTGAGGAAGATCGAAGTTCTGTGAGCCTCTAGCTGTTGATTTATGCTCAACCAAGCTGCATTGTTTTTTAGTTTGATAAATCATATCGTCCTGATGCTCAATAAAATCAAGCATAGACCAGTCTTTCCGATCATCAATAAATACTAGTTTTTTAGGGTACGGCAATCTTATGGAGCTAGTCCTGTTGAAAAAGGATTCGTTAGAAGCTGTCCTAGAAGCGAACCAAATCTTCTTATAGTCTATGCAAGCTTGAAGATGTTCGTTAGCCCTACGAATAAAATTACTAGTAAATACTTGATTAAAACAAATTTGATAATTTTCTTGATTGTATTTTTGTTTAGCTTGCTTTATAGATTTTTGATATTCTATACCTTCTGCATCAGAGTTTAAAGGTATGGTTTTTAAATTTATACCTACATCTTTAAAAAATTGAGATTCATTACAACTATCTAAATATGTATCAGAGCCAGCATTATCAAGACATATAAAAACAATATTAAAAGCCTGAAGAATATAAGCTAAATATTTTACATGTTTATTTAAACTACCTAACCCAGCATAAGTATGCACTAAAGTTCCCTGCCCTGTATCATCATCTATCTCCATGACAGACATAGCAAAATAGTCAGCCGTGGGGCTATCGCTCATGTTAGGGTCAATACCCATAACGTAACGCTTTCCGCCCCTACCTACCATTAAGGTACAGGGCTCTTCATCCCCCTTGAGAGTACACATCTCCATTTTCTTTGCGCTGAAATAACTATCGCTACCATCCGTAAACTGAGCGCAATATTCCCGCTGAAATGAAAAGTGTGATGAGCCTCCCTCTTGAGCTTCTTCAATAATCGTCCTGTCTATCATTTCCTCAGGCAAGGACTCGTAACCCATCTGAGAAACAAAGTATTTGGCATCGCCAACTTCTTCGTCTGACTGAATTTTGTTGACCCACTCTTGATAAGTCTTGTAAAGATTTTCGAAAGTGTAACTAGCTGATGATAGAGCTATCATCTTAGATTTATTCTCAAACTTAGTTCTCTCTTCTTCTTTTATTATCCCGTCAGCTACTAGCTTATCTTCTATTTCTTTTATCTCCATCCTGCGCTTCATATCTTGAGGCGCGACAAGGAATGGCATAAGTACGTTTCTAATTATGTCTTCCGGCAATAGTAGATACTCATCAAGAACAAGTATGTTAGCACGAAAACCACGAATCTTTTCACCACTTAAAGGAATAGCAGTTATAGTGCCCCCGTTTATCTTCCATTCGTATTGATCGTTTCTTTTAGCCTTCGCGCCAAAAGCTTGAGCTAGAAGAGTAGCCTCCTTCGTTTCTACTATCTTTTCTATATTGTTAAATATAAACCTCGCTGTACGAAAAGTAGGGCCAGCTATAAGTATCTTAGTGTTTGGTTCAAATATACATTGCAGAAAACAATAAATCGAAGCTATGAAAGATTTTCCACAGCCACGACCCCAGACACACATACTGAAGTTTCGATTGAACATACCCCTTAGAGTTATCTCTTGAAATGGGGCTAGTTTTATACCAGTCAATAGAAAAGTGGTAAAATATAAATTGTTTCTAAGAAACTGAGCTAAAGTACTACGAGCTTCTTTCTCCTCTAGGAAGCCTTCTATCTTAGCCAATCTACTATTGACATCTTCGACTTCTCTTTCGTACTTTTCAGGACTTGACCACATTATAATAACTTAAGATCGTAAGCTAACTGCAAATCTAATTTTTTGTAATCTTCCCCGCAGAAGAAAAGTTTTCTAGTTAATCTAGTAGCCTCTGTCCTACCTTTTGCAAATAAAAACTGTACGTTATCATGCTTCTGTATAATGTCTCTCACATTTCTCATAACGTACTCTGGAGTAACCTGAACCTTTTTGGTAATGTATTTTAAATAGTTAAACTTCATCATGTTATCTAAAGAATTTTCTACGACTACAACAACATAAGCATCTTGCTCTTCTGCTCTTTCTAATTCTCTAGAGAACCTATCGCAGCCACCAGTAAATGTGCCTATAAAATCTTTAGTCTCTTTTCTTTCTACATAACATTTATTACCTTCTTTGTCAAGCCAGTAATCTGCAAATTTTAAACCTTCTCTCCTAGTTCCATAATTAATGTTTAAAGGTTTCTGTTCTCTTGTGTCAACTACAATTTCATAACCCTCTTCTATGCTTTCTTTTATCTCATTTTTAGGTAGCTTATTAAATCTTTTTAATAACCCAAGATCCCAACACAGGTCATAATAGTTACCAAAAAGTTTTTGATAATAAAATATAGGTGGCATCATTGACGAACGAAGTTCCACTTGAGTAGGAGAATATTTAATCTTTCTTCTCTCCATTCTATCTTTAATAACTTGTACGCAAAACTTTCTAGCATCTTCTTCAGAAGCGGATTCTAAATACTTTTTCATATTAGGTCTAGAATTAAAGTAATTAGCAAAGTAATGAGCTTTATTTTTAAATTTAATTAAATCTCCAGTAAGTAAGTCTCTCCTTGGGTAATACTTTTGATAATATTCAGCCATACGCATTTTATGTTTACGGAGATGCATATGTAACTTCTTCTCTGTTTCGAACTTCTCTCCGTCTATCTTACAGACATGCTCCATCTTCATACATTCACTAAGTGGTTTATCCATTTATTGCTTCCTCCTCTGATAAGCCAAATATTCTAGCTTTAATATCATCAATAGTTGTAAGCTTATCGACCTCATCTTTAATAGCTTTCTTTCTAAGCTCCGCCATCTTTATGAGTTCCTTACGGCTTTGTTCTTCCTTCCAAGTTTCTACTAAGTTGAGTATGCTGGCATTTTCTTGAACTTGCTTACTTAACCTATCACTTCTTTTCTGCTTTAAATCACTTAATAACTTATGTTGTCTATTAACACAAGAGTTATACTCACTCTGCGCCGTGCTTATAGCCTCAACTAAACTCATGGAGATTCTTCTGCCCTCGTTATCGTTAGCTGTATCATCAAGTAGTCTCTGAAGCCTGCCAACTCTTCTCTGAATGTTAGATGCTATAACCACTTCTCCAGATAAGACTATATATTGATCAACTTCTTCTTGTGTTAAATCTGCCTTGTCGTGTGTGTATCTAACAAAAGAAGATTCAAACAACTCTCTTTCTGTTTCATGTTCATAGTTACTTATTTGATGAACAAATCTAAAAGTATGAAGGTAGCCCATCAACTTTTCTAAATTCTTTTTCTGCCTTGGAGTTATTCTATCTTTATCTATTCCGCTATCATGGATAAACCTATTAACTCTACTCAGTACCCTGTCAGGATGCTTAGGTGGCTTGTACTCAAATCTCTCTTGATCTTCTTCTGGCGTTTCAAAATCTTGACCTTCTAAACTTTTGCAATAGTCTGTGACCATTCTAGTTTCCGCGCTTAAGCTTGTCAGAGTCTCGTCTCCAAAAATTATACGAGACATCTCAACATATTTCATTGTACCCCTATGATTTGCAATGAATTCTTTCTGCTCTTCGGATAATTCTGGCTTGTCTACTTTCTGATATTCACTGGCTGGTATTGCGTTGAAATCTATTTCACTAAGATAAGCTTTTACAGCCCTACCCTCTTTACTTCTACCATCCCTTCCTGTGAAACCTGCGACATCCTGTATTAAGTACATTAATGATATGTCAACTTCTTCACCAGCTAAGAATCTATCCCTTACAGAAGTAAGAGCAAATTTTTGTTCATTAGTTAAAGTCATATCCAATCTAAATCATTCTTTTCTAAAATCTTTCTTGCTTTAGTTATAATAGCTTTTTGTATATTCTTTATTTGTTTGTATCCCGGTGTTCTATTCTTCTCTGTTGTTTTAAAATTTAAAGTTTGAGCTATCTCTTGTTCTGTCTTATTATCTATATAGAATCCTTCGTAGACTATCCACTCATTAGGTTTTAAAATTTCTTTTAATTTAAAGTTTAACTTTTGAATACCTAATTCTATGTTAGCTGAAGATATCTCGGTCTCATTAATCTGCTCTTTATGATTCTCTAGAGGTAACGCCATCTTTACATCATAAGCTGGTTTCTTTTTCTGAAGCCACGATTTAAACAATGGACATCTACCATCTTGAGTTCCGTATATAGAACATGCTGAGTCTGGTTCTGAAGCTGCGCACTTTAAACAAGGTTTACAATAATTACTATAATTGTTTCTAATGAGATTTTTAAGTTGATTTGAAATTATCCTATTAAGCCAAGGAGCCAAAGGCTTTGACTCATCGTAAAGATGCCACTTCTTGAAAATATGTATTTTAAGAATTTGAGAAATATCGTCAAAATCCATCCAAGCTATAGATGTTAGAGTCCACTTATTCTTTCTTTTAGAAATCTCTCTGTCTATTAACTCTATACAATCTTCAAATTTTAATTTTTTACTGCAAGCCTTCTTCTTGGGCATCTTCTTTAGGTACTGGTTTTAATAAGTTACCCAGAGCTTGAGAGTCTCTTTTAGGAAAATAACATTCTTGTAAATCTAGCTCAAGAGGAGGTATGTCTCTACTGATCGAAACCTCTTCTTCCTTGACTTCAACTGCTGCCGCAACCTCTTTTATGCTAGCCGCTGGCTTTTGACCTGTGGACAAATTGGTTCCACAAGACGTACAGAATTTTGGTTTTTGCAATAAAGAACTCTTAGCTTCCATAACCCAAGGGTTAGAGCCACCACAGTTTTTACAATAAGTAACTTTGTTGAACTTAGACATATCTTTTATAACTAAGCAAATAGTTATTACAACTAGACACTAATTTACACAAAAAATGTTATGTCTAATTACACATTTACTAATAACGATGGGATAAAGTATAAGATCTTCAGAAAAAGCCCTCACTATAGTTATAACGCAGATGGCCTATGTGATCCACCTGACTATAAAGGTCCGAAGATTCATGTTTCACCTGATCTTCCACCAAAAAGAGAAATGGCAGTAATGATGGAGGAAGTCTTTCACGCTTTCTTTTGGGATGTATCTGAGACAAAAGTGAGAAGGTTCTGCAGCACTTTAACCAACATCTTACATAAAGATGGATGGAGGCAGACAGTTGTTGATAAAAAAGATGACTAACTCACAGTTGTAACGTCTTTAAATTTTGTCACTAAAAATTTGACAAGCTCTGATCTCACCACATCGGATTCGTCAAACTCAAAAGTATTTATACCAAAGTCCTTGCTTTCTTTATCTGTAAATAAGTTTTGTATTTTTTCAAAACCTCCTCTGGCTCCGTTCTTTAAGTCAGTCTGAGCAGGGTCAGCTAACACAAAGCATTTAGAGCTCATACCTAATCTAGTCAATACAGTAACTATCTCTTTTACCGTGCTATTTTGGCATTCGTCAAATATCAGACATTTAGAATTCCAACTCATACCTCTACAGAAATTTACTGGGTAAGTGGATACTCTTTCATCTTTCTGAAGTTTTTTAATTACATTAGGACACACTAACTCTTCTAACTTATGAAGGAATGGCAAATTATAGAAATGAAGCTTTTGGTCTGCGTCTCCCGGCAAGAAGCCCATTCTGGAATCAGAACTTTCTACAGCAGACCTTACATAAACTATTTCGGAGACCTTACCTTCGTTTAATAAATGCAAAGCGCAATAAACACTTAAAAGGGTTTTAGAGCATCCAGCTGGACCTTTGGCAAATAATATCTTTGACTCTTTATTTAGAGCTATCTTAATAAACTCTTTTTGTTTTTCGGTCCAATCAAAGTTTTCTATATGAAACTTTTCTCGAGCTCTGATGGGCTCTCTTTGGAGAGCTCTACCCTTAGGATTACCCAATTCTTCTAGAGAATCGGCCAACTGGTCAACTCTTATTTTTGGCATTTTAATTTTAAGCTTCTTCTTCCATAGGTTTGATCTTCTTTTCTAATCTCAAACCTTTAATATCCTCATTAGCAATATCTACTTTTGTTTTAGTATCGTTAAAGTAAAATGTAGTGCTTCTTAAGCCTACTCTTACTATTCGACAAACTCTTCCGCCCATGATGTAAACATCGTCGGACTTTATACCGCCAAAGAGAGACATGGAAACTGCAGCTGCGAAGCTAGTAATGGTCTCTTTG